CGACTTGGATAAAGAGTTTATCTTCCTTTACGGAGACAGAGTCGTAGAAATGGTAATTCCTAGCACAGAGACGTTGATTATTTTTTCGTAACAGTTCGGAATTTCCGAACACTTGAACCTGTCAGTTTTTCCGACAGGTTCATTGTTAGGTTATTGTGAGGTTTTGTGCGGTTAGAATTCATATTTCAATAAAAATGACGAGCGTCGTTCTGATACTCGTCATTTTTTTCGTTTTTTGAAGAGTAACCTTAATTACCTTAATTACTCTTGACTGCAACCTTAATTACCGAACTACAGATAAAGTGCTGCCTGTCTTTCAAGTTCAGGTGAATTGTCTTTCTCCTGGCGAGAGTCGAGACACTTCATGCTGTTAAGTTCGTGATTAAGGAAATGATCAACTTTTTCAAAGAAAGCGATGTCCGCATTGAGACGGTCACGTTCAGCAATCATTGAGTTTAGCTTAAGACGGATTTCATCATTCATGCGAGCAAGACGAACCCAATTGTGATGGAACATCAGTCCGGCCATACGATCAAACTTCGGATGCTTACATTCGCATTCCTGCTTGCACTTACACTGACATTTTTCTTTATTGCACATTTTAATTCTCCTATGTAACAGAGCAGAACCATTCCGCTCTTACTTACTAATGTTCAAAAGTCAGCACTTTTTACAAAATTTTTTTTAAAATTTTTCTGTTTGGTGATTTTTTGCACAATTTTTAAAACTTTCAAAAAGTCTTTGCCAATGTTTTGCCAGGTTTTTGCCTAGTTTTTGCCTAGTTTTTTCCAAGTCTTATCCAATGACATCCAATAAACTCTAGAAACCTTAGAAACCTTAGAAACTCAGAAAAACCTTATATAAGAATAACCTTATCTTCAATAAGCCAATAGTCATTTTCCGCAACTCCGGCATAGGCCATCAGTCCTGCTTTATTTTTGAAGATATGTCCTTGATACTTGTAGTAGTGTCTGTTTGTCGGTACTGTTAGTGCGTCTCGCTTACTTGCACCTCTCTCTATCCTTTTGAGATAGCAGGCAGCAGTTGTTCCGTAAGCACTGCACATTGCACGAAGTGTAGGATATTCGTTTCCCAAATGATCAAAGACTTTACTTTCTGTCATGCATTGTCCTTATGGCAAAAGCCAAGCCGATTGAACCAATGTCTACGATATTCTGATTGCTCTGCTCCTGTGCAAACTCAAGACCTTTTGTGTAAAGATATCCAAGCAGTTCCTGATTTGATACCTGATTGTTATCTATTAGATTTATGCTGCTTTCCCTGATTATCTGCAGAAACTGATCGAGTCTGTGGATTTGTTCCATCGTTGCCATTTCTTAAACTCTCCATGTTAATTAATGGTGTCGGTTGAACAGGTTCTGTTGTCTGAGCTGGTGTCACCTGTTGCTGTTCTTCAACTCTGCAAAGTGCTTTCAGCTTGCTCACCCTTGAGTCCGTTATTGCTGACGCATAAACGTTCGCCATCAGCCATTCAGACTGCTTGATCATCTGTGGTGTGAACTTCTTATTGTCCACGGTGGAGAACCAGGAATAGAGAACATTGCAAGCAGTTTCTCTATTGGTCTTTGGTACTCTGACTCCCTCGACAACGTATATAAAGACTTTTCCTCCGCTACCGGGATATTCGTGATTCCAATAGTCGGTAATGTTCACGCTCTGCGGATCGGGAATTTCACTCATTCCGCTGTTGGCAGATTTCACGAGTTGCCACCTTGTACCGTTGCTGTCGGTAAATTCTGGAACAGGATCAAAGCCATCAATCTGTGTCAGTTGAAGACTTGGTATTGTCTGTGACTGATACAGATTATTGAGCAGGGTAGGATTAATTGGTTGATTAGTCATTGTGATGAAGTCTCCACATTCTCAGCAAAGCTACTGATAAGTGATAGATGTTTTCCTCGGTGTCTTTTTCCGTTGTTGCTGACATGAGCTCTTTGTATTCCATTTCGATGATTTTCTTCATCCCTGCAGAAGTCTCAGCATCATACTTTGACCACGTCTCAGGTGGGTTCATGTCTACTTCGTGACACATCTTCATGTACTCGGTGTCCGGACTTCCATGGTAGATATCGTCGCTGTGTGCATGTTTTTCTGAAACATGCTTTTTCGTAATGATTTCCATTTTTCACCTCACAAAAATGCCCAACTTGATATTGGGCATTGCTAAATCAAACAACCTTAACCGGCAGCGGCAGTGGTTGCAGGCTTAAGTGCGTTGATAATTGTCGCAGTCTGTTGAGCCATCGCAGCGGTCTGGAAGATCTGAGACTTAAGAGCGGCATTCTCTGCCTGAGTATTAGCAAGCACATCTCTAAGAGCCTGTGTCTGAATCTCTCTCTGGAGCTCACGGTTCTGGCAGCCCTCAGTTTCAATGGCTCTAAGTACCTGACAACAACAGCTCTGCTGCTGAGCTGCAAGTTCCTGTGCCTGCAAACGAGACTGTGCACCTTGATCAGCGATGTTTAAATTCAGAGCACCTATGCCACGGTCAATGGAACTGTTGATACCGCCAAAGCCTTGACACATAGCCAAGTTGGTTGCCGCCTGAGACTGCACCGCATTGAGGGTATTGTTATAAATACCCTGCTGAGTGTTCATCGCAGAAGAGTTGATCGCTCCAACGATGGCATCACCTGTGGAATTCACAAGGTTGCCAATGAATTGATTCTGGCTAGAAGTCTGCATTAACAGGTCCCTGTCAGCGTTCGCAATCTGACCAGAGATTGTATTGAGCTGATTGGACATGCCATTGATAGCTCCGGTGTCGTAACCTACACCACCTGCAACTCGATTACCGCCAAAACCACCGAATCCACCGTTACCAAGCCATGAGCCGATCAAGCCACCAAAGCCTGCACCAAGTGCAGTACCGCCCCAACCGCCACCGTTGTTTGGCAGAATGGTGTGAGTAATTTCATCTGTCATATATAGTTCCTCCTTTAAGAACTTAACCTCGATCTGAGGTTGATTTTTATTCTAGATTGAGGAAACATTGACAATAAAAATTATACTGATACAACTATCACAGTTATGAATTGTCTACCTTTTCAGTAACTTTTTGATAAAAAATGCTACTTATGTACTGTTTATTTCGTTTACACTCAAGGAGGTAACGCTTGAAGTAATACCTTGTATAGAAGTCGTTATAGCTGTGGTCTGTCCATGGCTTATCTGCTCCAAGGAAGTGCACCATCACCGGAGCTAACTGCGTGTACCGCTCGTCAGTAAACATCAGATTGAAGTGTGCAGGTATCTCCTGAATGACGTTGCCGAAGTGATGATTCACGAAGTCCTGCTCCGGGCAGTAAATGTGTTTTGAGAATTCATGTAAAAAACTTTCATACTGCTCTATCAGATCCGGGGCAATTGTCTCAGCTCCATACACCACAAGTCCTGTGTTGATGTAGACCTGATTCGGAATGATATCGTTAAGCTGCAGATTGCTCATCCATCTGTCACGGTTCTTCCGCTCAGATACTCCGTACACACGATTCGGCTTGCACTTGTCCACGAGGTACTGAATTGTGTTGAAGAACAGCACATCAAGATCAAAGTTTACAATGATGTCTGCCTCTTCACTCAGTTCCTGCAGTGCCTTGATCCTCATTGCGAATGCCGGCAGGGACTTTCTGCTCACGAACAATTCAAGGTACTTGTCCCCCAATGTCTCATGTATCGGGAACTGAGGGAACTCCACAGTTCTGAACTCAATCGGATAACCGTCGGTGGCCTGTCGAAGTCTCTGGTAATTCGTACCGTCTTCGACATAGCAGACCACTTTAATTGAGTTGAACTTAAAGAAAGAGGTTAAGGCAATGATTGCCGGATCTATGTAGTCAGAATTGACAACACAGAAAGCTACTTTTCTACACATTTGGCCACTCCATCACAGGCAGTCTCTCAAGCACATACTCATCTGTCACATCCTCAAGAGCTACTGTCCCGGCTTTGACGCTATTAGTTAATTTATTCATTCCATGAAATTGATTCAACTTCTTCAACTGTTTCACAATTTGAAAGTAAATCTTTTAAATCCCAGTATTGATCATAAATTGCTTGAACAGCACTTAACATTATAAGGCTTAGTTCTTGACAATGTTCTTTATCAAAAACATGGGTTTCTTCTGTAGAAGAACGAATTGAAACAGTTTGAGCACCTAGGTCAAATGCTTTTAAAAGAACAATAATATTTGCCTGTGCTTCTTCATTAGCATCAAAAGTATCATTGTCATAATTGACTTTAACATTTTGTCTTTTATTACGCATTATCTGTTTTAATTCTGCGTGTTTTTCTTCTTTTAGTTCTTCAAGAGTTTTTTCTTTAGGTGCAGGTTTTTCTACAATCTTAAAACCATCATCGCATTTTTCAAAAGTGAGGTCATTGTCAGTAACGTATTTGCTTACACGTTCATCTTGACACTCTACAATCTTACCTACATAAAATTCTTGTTCAACTTGCCACTTGTTATCATTGAAAACTAAGATTTCATTATCTTTCAAACTTGTAAGATTTGGCTTTTCAGTAGTAGAAAAAGGAGGAACAATGTATACATCCTTACCTTGAGCTTTTGTTTCTAAAGGGTCTAAATACCCTTCTTGTTCTTTAATGAATTGCTTTGTTTTTTCATCATATAGATAAAATTTCATAGTCTCTCCTTAGTATTTTATACAGATTAAGCAAGTTAAAGCAGGCGGTTGTACTGTTGAACTGTTACCATAGATTGATGATGAACGTGAAGCGTCAATGCTAATCATAGCTCCTTTTCTCCCTCTATCTTGATGCCAACTAAAAGCGTAAGAATTAGAAGAAATTATATTAGCACTAAATGCACCTGAAGAGTGATATTCAGTTAAAAAGCTACGGTCATTTGTTAATGTACATGTAATATTAGGTAATCCAGCTTCAACGGCTGTACCTACCGTTGTACTACCTTGTAAAAATCTATCAGTAAGATTAGGTAGATTAAAAGTTGTTGAACCATCACCGCTTCCATAGGTTGTACCTATAACAGCAAATAATGCACTGTAAGTTGTTCTTGAAATTTCACCGCCATTGCATACTAAGAAACCATCTGGTGGTTGACTACCCGCAAACTGAATATAAGATCCAATGGGTAAAGCAACAGCTCCCATATTCGTAGAAGAATGCAAATCAATTAAAGCTCTTCCGATTGTGAATGTTGAGTTTTGAGTGTCCACAGCAGTCAGAGCAAAGAGCTTGCCCTTTGAGTCAAACACTTTGTCACCTATCTTGACATTGTCAGTGTTATCAAGTGCAGAGAATGCCACAGTGCCCAAGGCAGTCAGAGAGACTGATGCATATCTCAGCACATATGCCTGAGTGACTCCTGTGTCCCATTTGCTCCTCTCCTCAGAGGTGATGTGGATGTTCTCATTTGCCACATGTGCTTTGTAGCCACCCACAACAGAGTCAAGTGTTGTCCAATTTGATGCTAGGCCGTCATAGCAATTACGTTCGCCATTACTAGGCAGGTAGATGCCGTTATCTAATGTCTGTCCCATTTAAAACTCCTCATATGTACCGTACGGAGCTATGCCGTATGGAGAGATACCATAACCAACCAATGATGGAATATCGTCTTTGAACACATCCTCATCGTAGTTCACTAAGGTAAGGCTTACTTTTTTGTCTGCAGGTTTTACCGCTGTCACCCAACACTTCACAAGTTCCCCTATCGCAAAGAACGGATACTCAATTGTCTGACCGTAGTCGTCAGACCATGACGGCAACGCTCTGTCTATCGTCAGATTGTGACTGTCATTGCGAGTGTATGTGTACTGCTCACAACTTCCGTCAAGCTTACGAATGTAAACAATACCGCTCTGTAGCTCCTGAGGAACTTCCATGTCGGTCGTCACTGTCAAGGCGGCATCGTCGTAACTGATGATACGACCTGTCACGTTGCTGATGTTCTCGTCAAGAACGAGTCCAACCAAGTCATTAAACTGACAGTTTAGGCCATCGTACTCGGTTTCGATCTCATAGGTCACTCTGGTGCTGCGGAGATACCGAAGTCTCCTCATGCCCATTGCCTGAGCCTGTTCAAGATTAGTCACTCCGAATGCGGTCAATTTCTCCTGGTTAACCGACAGCGGATACGAAGTGACGTTCGCATCGCCATTCTCATCGACGTGGCAGTAGATTGTCTCGGTCTTATAAGTCTCCGGTGATGTGTAGTCCACAACCACTTCATCTACGTCATCATCTTTCGGCAGATTGAAAGTTATCTGCGGTGATGATGTCAGGTTCTGCGGAGTGAAGATCTGAGTCAACGGTTCCACAACACCCTGAACGTGTAACCTGCTGAATGACAACTTGTTGTTCAGGACAACAGGACTTGCAAAACCGACGTTCAGACAGTCACGGAGAACTTCAAGCAGAGTGCTGTCGCTGTCAACGGTTCCGTTAAGTGTCAGACTCTTTGACTTCCACCATTGATCATAGCGATCCAATGATTCATCATCGATGATTCCTGCGTACTTCGAGTTGTCGCAGACATACTTAACCACCGGAGCAATTTCCTGTGTTGCCTCAAGAACTCCTGTCCCTATGTTCGGAAGTTTACGAGTCCAATAGGTTGCAATTTGATTTTCCGAAAGTTCGGAAAGCGTTTCCGTCCCCTTAAACCTGCCGATGATTACCGTCATGTCATCATATTTGTTTACTGTACTGATAACTGACTTCAAACCTACCCACTTCACTGTGTTGAGTGCTCTGGTACTGTTGTCTGATTCCGTGAGATTCTTCATGCGGAATTCATAGTTACCCGGCTCTGCAGTCTCAAGCTGGTAGGTGTACGCAAGCTGATTATTCGTGTTATTTGTAAACGTACGAGTAGTCGTAGTCCATTCATCGTTACTTCCTGCACGTCTGTACCCGATTTCAATCTCTACAGAGAGATTGCGGAAAGTGCCGTTGTCCTGCAGGTAACCGAGTCCGTTCGGGAATGAAATGTCATACTCAAAGATTGAGGACTTCGCACCGTACGGACATGCTCTGTACGGCCCCACGTATTCGCCTGCATTAGAGCTGCTTTCGTCAAGAGTAAAGCTTAAGCCTGTCTGCGGAACTCCCTGTCCCCAGAACTCGTACCAATCACTGAGAACCGCATAGCTAGAATTTACTCGACTCACCGTGTAGATCCCTGTGCTTGTATCGTGGCCGTCAATGACGTACATGCCGTTATCCGCATAGGTGTAGTCTGCCGGAAGTCCCTGCAGCACCGTAATGCTCATTTCATATGAGGTTCTTACGTTATATGCACCGCCAGGAATTGACGGTGCAGCCGGATATTTTCCATGGTCAAGTTCAGATGTGTCGATAGTGATTGTTGCAATCTCATCTGTTCCGACTGTAGAGTACGCAATTCCGAGAACCTCACAGACGGAAGTTACATCGTTAGAATTGCTCGCTGTCGTGACACGTGGTCCCGAAGTACCGCCCATTACAGTAGAGGTGACCTTGGTTATCTTGGTAACGGTAACCTTGATCAGATCTCCTGCGGTCGTAGTGACTACTTCATTATTCTCATCGTCGTATGAAGTCTCTGTGGTTCTCTCTCTCAGCCATTGCTTATGCAGTTCGAAGTTAGTTCCGGTGAAAGTGTCGGCAAGAGTTACAGCGATCTCACTTGTTCCGGTGTCGGGATCATCAGTCACCGTTTTTGCAGAACCAATGAGTCTGGTGTTGTTTGCTCCGCTGATTGTGAAGTAAGAGCCGACCGCCCATCCAAGATTGAGTTTCTTCTTGATCGAAATAGACCCCGGACCAGAAGTGCCTCCGTATATAATCTGATTGACGTAGTATGTGCTGAAGAAAGTCTTGCCGACGAACTGAGCATCAGGATTATACTGTGAACTCTGGTCCACTTCGGTCACAGGAGGTTCGAGCGTATGACCTGATGCCGTTACTTCCGTTGAACTGTAATAGCAGTACCAACACTTGTCCTCGATACTGTTCTGTGCCGTGATTTCCGTGCCCGGATCAAAAATTGAAAGAGTACATCCTTCAAGTTCGCTAATCGGAGTTTCACCGACGTAAACATCGGAGAAGTCATTCGCCCTCTGGTAGTATCCTCTGCCCTGGCAAAGTATCATATCGATGAACTGCACATTGTTCCTATAGAATACGTGCTTATCGGCAAGGTAATCGGGGAAGTGCTTGAAGAATCCGAAGTTCTCAGGTATCACTTCAGTGAGCGACACCTGATTGCCTTGAGCGTTGACGTCGTAAATTGACGAACCCTGTTTGGTCTCTCCCTGTGTTGCAGAAGACAGCCGGTTCGCCATGATAATGCCGTAAACAGCAGAACCCACTGCAAGCACGATTGAGATGATTGCCATCACCGTGCTGACTTCAATACCACCGGCCTCGATTACAAACTTGAGACTTCTGGCCTTATCAAGACGGACTACGCTCCAATCTTTTTGCGGAAACTTCACTCCATCAACATATGCTGACAGATATGCGGTTACTTCACGATTGTATGCAGGGCACTGTTTCTGCAGCAGTTCTGCTAATGTGCAGTCGTGACTGTCAACGTACTGTGTTTCTATTATTCGGCTCAGATCCTCACGACTGACAACTTCTATCTTTAACATATCTGTAATACCTCTTCTGCGAGAGTGCCACCCTGTCTACCTGCTCATATCTGCAGTTCTTTCTCTCCGACGTATGCAGAATTTTACCGTTGATCCACAATCCGACATGGTAAAGTCTGCCACCAACGAAGAACGCTATAATGTCATAGTTCTGCGGCTCATCAACTTCCTTGAACCGCCCCTCCTGACGTTCCCACATCAGACCTCGTGTCATGTCTTTCTGACGAAGATCCGTGTAGTCGTTAAGTTCTATGTTCAGTTGTTCCCTATATGCATCCACGATCAACCCCCAACAGTCAAGGTTCGGGAACTCTCTTCCGTTGGGAGTGTGTCTTATCAGCAGATAGTCGTCTATCTTTCTTGTCATTCTTTGTCCTTATGCGACATATTTGAGTCCCGGAGCGTTATTTGCTGTGTACCTCAACTTCGGGAACTCCGTATTCAGCATGTCACAGAACGATGCGGTGAAATTTGCCTGGTCTCTCGTCAGCTGTCCTCCGGTAACGGTCAGAGTCAACGTGTACAGAAGTTCCTTTGTCTCCGAATGCCATTGTTTGAGCGTCAGATAAGTCGTTGCATGACTCGCCAACGCTCTCTTAATGTAGTCGTAGCACTGACCTGAGACCCCACAGATGGAGAAAGCTAAGTCAGTGAAACCACTGTCAGACCTCTCAGGGAGCTGGACACTGAATGCAGAGGCCGTGTACTTGATGTCATTGATAATCTTGTCCTCATATGCAAGGATGAAATGCATATTTCCGATCTCATCGTTCTCTATGTCTAGAGTCACATCAGGGAGCTGTCCCCCTGAGGCATAAATCTCATTCAGTGTGTAAATCATCTCAATCCTCCTATCCCTGATCTGAGACTTCGACAAAATAACTACACCATCCGTCTTTCAGACAGACGTAATTCTTGTCATTTACTGTATACACTGCATCCGCATAGAGATTCCCCGGAGTGTAGCCTAACTTGACAGGACTTGCTGTCTGACGATTTGGGATGTACATTTTCCTCAGGTAGAGCTGTTCTGTGGTGACTCTAGGGAAATTCCACAAGGTATTACAGCAAATAACTCTTGATGTGTCTGTCTCCATCATGTTCTCTAAGACACCCTGATTAGCTTCTGCATTCGAAGCATTACTAGCCGCACACATTCTGTGCATCCTAACAGCAAGAGGAGAGTACGCTATACTTGCATAACATGCTATGTTGTAGGCACTCATACTCCCCCAGTAGTAGGGATTAGCATTTGTCGGATATCCGAGACTCAAACACACAGAGACTGAGCCTGCAGTATCTGATGACAGAGTCTGAGTGGTATTGTCTGCCTGTATCTGCTCACTGAATGAGTAATTGCAGATAGTCATTGATGATACATATGATGATTCTTTCATCATCCCCAGCCACCCCCACGATGCATCCACAGCATCAAAGCTGAAGAATACTCTTGAGAGCTCTCCCGGCACAGAGATAACCATAGAGTCTGTACCTTTCCAAAAGTTGAGAGTCATGCTCAGCTCATCATCAGTAGTGCTGAATGTGTGCAGATTGAGAGCTCCAAAGCCTTTTCTATTGGTTTCTTTTGCAGATTGTAGTCTCCTTAACTGCCCCATGACTATAGAGATCGGCTGTGATGAGTATGTATTGAGTGCATCTTGAAACTCAAAAGAGCATGAGGGAGCAAGAGTCAGCACATGTCCATCTACGCATAATCCCATCAAGAAATTGTTCTTATTCTTGCCGAGCATATAGACATCAGATAACAGCTCATATCCACTCACACATGAACTCACGGCTGACGGTACAGAGCTGTTCACAGCGTACATAGGGTATCCAGACCAATGACTGTCGCCGATTTCCACCTTTTCAATCTGCTGAATTGACGTGTTCTGTGCTAACAGCCATGATACGAACTGACCGAGAATGTTGTTCTCAGCCTGAACTCTGGCACTCACTGTCCCATCCGTATAGTCGCTGACTTTCGCAGAGAAAGTCACTGTTTTCTTAAAACTCATTCTTACTCCTCCACAATCACTGTATAGGTTCCAATTGTGTCATCCAAATTATCCGTATCAGATACGACAGGGTCTGCTCTTTCTTCGAATCCTGACAGCTCTACAATAACATCATCAGAAGAACCGCCACCGCCCTGCCATGAACCGTCATCAACAACCGTGTTGCTGACATCCAAGGTCATGCTTAGGCGATAGATTGTTCCGTCTCTGGCATTGGTAGTCACAACGGCAGCATTGACTTCTCCGTTCTGAATTCTGCAGTATCTGTACTGCAACGAACTGTCCACCTCGACAGACAATAGCGGCATGACAAACCACGACGCTCCGCATTGAATGTCCCCTTTGTACCATTCCATGAATTCACGGTACTGACTCTCGGTCATCATGATTTGAGCACTCACTGTGTCAGGAGCACCTTGGTTGACGAGTCGTTGTCTTACGTATCCATCAGCCATAGCAGTTCGGAGCATGTTTGGCTTATGCTTGGCCGTGTATCCCGACTGCAGTGCTTTCGGTAAGTCCTGCGGATAAAACTTAAAATCACTCATTCTTTTTCCTCAAAAAATAAAGGGCAACCTTAAGTTGCCCAAATTTCTATGCTCCATATCGACGAAGTGCGTATGTGCTTTCCAAGGTCTTTGCCATCTGACCGCCCTTTCGAATGTTGCTCACGAAGATGTTGATAACTTCGTCGCCATCTCGCTCACGACTATCAACCTGTCCTGCTCGGCTCTGATCTTCGATAAGGTTAACGGTTACCTTTGAACCTCCTGTCAGTGCTGATCGGGCAAGGTCTGCCGTCTCTTTCCTCGAAGTGACTGACGCAGGTCCCCGAACAAGTTCGGGACCGTACTCACCGACAATACCGAGACCGCCTGCAGGTATGTAACCGCCCTTATCGTGCATGGTCACAGACCTAAGCTGTCCGATAATGTTGGTCGTCATGGCAACCGCATTCGCATATTGTGCCAACTTTGCAATCCATGACACCTGTGTCGGATCTGACAATGCCTGAGACCATGCCACAATCGCATTCATCGTCGCAGATGCCACTGCAAATGACTTCTGGATAGCAAACAACGCTCTGTAGGTTGCACTTGACTCGCTCATACCCTGTGTCAGATTGCTGAACGCATCGGTCATTGAGTCCAATCCGTCAGTCAAAGACTGAATGTTCTCAAGGTCTTGGTCTGAGAAGAATGAGTTCTTGCCTCTTTTCTTCTGCGTCTGTTTGGTGAGTTCAGCCGTGTACTCGTTATAGAGTGCCTGTCTCGCCTGCAGGTACAGTTCTTCGCTGATAAGACTGTCTTCATGGTGCTTTTCAAGAAGTTCAAGCTTTTCTCGGTAGCTGTCCTGCAGATCCGTCAGTTCATCACCGATCAAACCTTTGGCAAAGTCTCTCGCCTGTTTCTGCAGTTCTTCATACGAACGGATGAAGTCCTGATTGATAATCTCCTTTGACTGCAGGTACTCGGACTCGGTCGCCAATCTGCTCGATGCAAACTGCGTATCAAGTTCAGCAAGTTTCTTCTCGTAGTCATACTGAAGTTTCTCGATGTCTGACCAACCGTCACGAGCCATGTCTTTGATTTTTTCAAAGTAATCTGCCCACCGATCCTCTGCCTGTTTGGTCACCGCACCTACGCTAGATTTAAACTCTGAGAAGTTTAATGGGGCAAGTAACTGCTCGTCTTTTTCTGCATTTTTCTGATGTTCTTCTCTCAGCTTGTCCTGTTTCTTGAGATATTCATCGTAGTTATCAAGGTTTTTCTGGAGGATGTTTGCCGTGTCCTGCAGATCAAAAAACTTACCAATTCTTCCGAATACGGTGGTCTGCTCATTTGCATACTTTCTCTCAATGTTGACTATCTGCTGATTTAGCCTCTCAACTTCTTTCTCGTACTCTTGAGTGCCTTGTTTCATTCCTTGAGTTCTAGCTTTGAACAAGGTTACCGCTCGATCCTTTTCAGCCTTGTATTCTCTTTCAGCATCACTGCCATTAAATAGGCCGTAGTATTTTTCTCCGGCTGTCTGAGACAGAGAGCGGACCCAACCGAGAAACCCTGGCCCATCATCGTCTTTATTTCCGTTGATCTTGTTTGCTGTATTGAACCAACTTTCCATGTCTCGCTGAAGACTCTCAAAGTCATCACCGAGAGTTTTGATGTAGTCAGACCATCTGTTAAAGAATTTCTGAATTGACTGCTGATTGTTATTGATCCATCTGGTAAAACCATCAAGAGCATTAGCACCGACACGAATTGTATCGGCAATAGCCTGTCCAAGACCTGATTCAGCTATTCCTCTGACAAAATCTCCCCAGGCATTTTCCAAATGGTTAATTGCTCCGGTCATGCCACCTTGGAGGTACTCAAGTGCACCTTTGTTTTCTTCGCCAAGTGTCTCGAAGTATTTGCCTAATCCCTCAGCACTCTTTTCGACCGTGGTCGTTACCCCTTTGTAGGTAAGGATCAGCTTGTCACCGTTGTCTTTTGCCACAATGCCAAGCTGATTCAGAGACTTTACCCTGCCCTGGAGTGCAGATGTGAATGCATTTCCGACGGTTTCAAGGCTCTGCCCTGTTCCGTAGGCTATCTGAGAGAACGTCTTCATCTGCTCCGCAGTCGCCTGAATGCCGTTTCGCTTAAGGTTCATGGCTACCGCACGGAGCTGATCGAAAGGCTGAATAGTGTCTCTCGCTGCCTGTTGGAGCATTTCGAACTGATCTCTTGCCGCCTTGAGTCCACCAAAGGATCCAATAAGCCCTGCTACGGACTTTTCGGTATCCATGAGTTCTTTCTTGATCGAATTGGCAAAAGAAACAGACACAACAGTTGCCGCCAATGCTTTGACCGCACTGCCAATCCCCTTGAACCCCTCGCTCATGGACTTCGTGTCCTTGGCAGTGTCCTTTTTCATTTTCTTCAGCTTTTCCGAATACTTCTTGGTATTCAGATCCACCATGTTCAAGATGTTATTAACTATTGCCATCGTTCTTCCCTACCACATCTCCACCGATGAGGGCGAATGCTCGTGCCGGACTGAATTCTTCCTCCAATTCCTCGTCCGTACTCTCCGGATGTAATTCTCTGTGTTCTTCCATGAACACACATGCCCACAGGTTCAGTTCATGCATCGGTAACTCCATCACAGCCGATATCGGCATATGCAGTTCTCTTGCTACCCTTACGCACAACCTTAAACTTGTGGACTCGTTGATTAGTTTTTTTCGGTGTTTCCGCTGTTGAGCTCGATAACGGCCTGACTAATCTTCTGCAGAAGTCCGGCAGGAAGTGCATTGACTACCTGTTCAGCATCCTGAATATTACTCAGTTCCCTCACGTTATTTTCGTCGACAAGTGAAAGCATGACCGCATATGACAGAGCCTTGATGTCTGAGTCCTCTTTCTTCAGAAGTGCGTTGAATTCAATCTGTTCTGCACCGGACATTTCACGGAAGATTAACTCTGAACCCTCGCCTAATTCGTCAGCCTTTACAGTCACAGTCTTGAACTTTACGTTCTTGATCTTATCTAAGATACCCATCATTTCTTCCTTATATAATTTTTATACAATAAAAGGGACATGTCGTGTCCCTTTCTTCTTCTGCTTTTGGTTATGCGAAGGTCCATGTCGGCTTTGCATTGAGCTTGCCAACGATGTCCCACTTAAGAGTTTCACTGATGCTTGCATCCTGCGGTGCGGCACTCTTAAGTGCAACTTCCATGATTGCTGTAGTCTCATCATGGTACTGAATGCAAAGGTCTATCACATCGCCATTGTTTGCTGATGCAATCAGAGCCTGTTGAGTTGCATCGCCGGTGTAGTGATGAATAGTGATCGTGATTTCGTTGCCCTCCCAAGCACCCTGCAGGTAACGCTTTGTGTCTTCTGCAATGCAGGTCTGATCGATATCTTCAACAGATCCGCCAGGTGCTGAAAAAACTGAAACCCCGGGAATGGTCACAAAATCCGCCTCAGGGGTCTGATTTGCCAAGCGATAACCAACAAGAGTATTCTTGCCGGAAATCGCATTTTTCTTGGCCGTTGGTTGTAATGTTGCTGTCATTTCTGACTCCTTATGTGTTGTTAACAACGTGCTTTCGCACTACTTTCTCAAGAGTGATTCATTGAGAATGACCGTGATGGCATCCTCAATGTTTTTCTTGATCTTCTCTCTATGGTTTCGCCATTCAGAACTGAAAATGTGCTTACCTCGTATGTGTTTAGTACCGAGGTCATTCCATATACCAATGTATGTTGCAGGTTTTGGCCGTTGCCTGAAAGTTCCATCCTGATTGCGTCTCTTGGTATAGATTTCTTTTATGCCTTTATTTCTCCAACCGTATGTCGTGTATGCAACTCCCTTTCTGGTAGTCGAGTTCTTAACCACCTGTTTGACCGATTTGTACGCACGACCTGTCCTCTTCGTATAAGAGGATCTTGTTCGTGACCGCAGACTCTTAACCGCATCTTTTGTCGACTGACGCAGGATGATTTTCTGTGTCTGCAGAGACAGCTTTTGGTCGAACTTTTCCATGTGCCTGAGAAACTCATCAAGCATTCTTTCAAATTCGATATTGTCTCCGATCACGTTTTCGGTTCTGTATTCCGGCATAGATTAGTCCCACACTAAACAGCTCATACTTGCTCTGGCATACCTGTTGTTCTGGTCGTCAATTTCTTCTATCGATACTGATTCAAGCATCAGATCCCTCACATACCCGGAGGTCTCGTTGTCGATGTTTTCCAATGCCGTGATCAGATCGTCCAAGTCCTCGTCGGTCTTTGTCACAAGTTCTGCCGTGAATGTCAGTTCTTTGTGATACCCCATGTCGAGGTCATGCTCGTATTTGAGGTAGAAGTCGTCGATGATGATGGCCTTTTCTGCCTCTTCTGCTGTCGAATAGTCAAAAGCACAAGTCACTCCCTCAATTGTGCTTAGGATATCTATCAGATTCTGTTTTATCTCTGAAACCGTGCTCATGATGTCACCTTTTGAACGATTGAATTGTCTAGTTCGATACCAAGGATCATTGCCCCTGCGTTCTTGTCCGTGTTGATACTGATAATGCGATATCTCTTCTGATTCGGCAGTCTTACGCACCAATCCTGTGTTATGCCTGAACGATATCTCATGAGAACAGTGTATGTCTCAGTCTGCAGTTCAACGTTCGAGCTGATCGTCTCTCGCAGAGTTAACTGCTTGACGTTTGCCCACACCGTTGCATTGTCTTTGTAGGACAATGTATGACTTCCTGTGTTCAGTGTTTTGGTCGGCTCTAGAAGTGTTATCCTCTGATCAAGTCTTCCTGCGTCTATGTTAGAGATCATATCTTATCCATCCATCCAAAAGATGCTCGAAGTATAAAGTGTATCCTTTCTCCTGACGATTCTCTCTCGACTTGTACATGTCGCCTGCCGTCACAAGAATGAATTGCACTATCGATGCCGGTATGGCAGTCAGATCATCAGTTACCGCTGTCTCATCCGTCGGTGAGTAGATCGGTCGGTGCATTCTTACTTCCGCCTCTTCCTGAGCACTAAGAATGTACTGCTCCAACATTGCATCTTCATCATTCGTATCAATTCGTAAGTGACTCTTCAGCGTACTGACTGAAACATATAGCGTTGACATTTTTCTGTTCCCTATAAAAAAGGGAGTCCGAAGACTCCCTAAGTCACTACATCACCTGTGATTATTCACCAAGTGACCAATCACCACCTGCAATTGCGGCTGCATCTTCCACACCGAGACCAAGTCTGCGTTCCACACGAATGGTTAACAGATTCTTGCGGAAGTCGTCGCCCTCACGGTCAATTTCAAGAGCAACTTCCTGACGGTCGTAGATAGTTGAACCGAGAGCAAAGTCTGCCATGATGTACTTGCCGCTTGGAACAGATGCTGAAGTTTCAACAGGAAGTCCCCAAAGTGACTTGGTGGTAACTCCTGCAGGACCACCAAGCAGGTATCTCTTCTGGGCATCCTTGAGAAGAGCAAGACCTGCCCAATCTTCCGGATTGAGGAGCAGTACCTTTGGTGGATAACCGAGAGTGTCTAACTTGGTCTTGATCAGTAAGGCGAAGTCCATCAAATTAGCACCGGTAGGAACGGTTACCGCACTTGAGTAGTCGGTGTGATTTCCTGACTTGAGGAAACCGCCTAACTGAGTAGAAGTACCGGTTCCGCTGATGATCTGATTGTCTACCTTGAGCTGCAAACCGTAAAGCATCTTTGCGTTGATGTATGCAGTAACTGCAGGTGCATCTGCGGCAAGCTGCTCTGTGATTTTAGTCCAATGAGCAATGGTCACTACGTTTGCAGTTGCAAGATCGAATTCAAAGGTTGATTCTGCCTTGGCTGCACCCTCAGCAACCACACCTGCGTTGTTGGTGAATCCAGTGTGCTTGAGGTATTCAACCGCAGATGTGCTCACAGGAATGTGAGGGATTAAGTTTTCAACGATTAACTGCTGTTCAGGTGCTCCCCAAATGCCTGCCAACTGATATGGTGCGGCAATGGTGTTTCTGCTGATTGCAGGACTTACGGTTGAAACGGTCGGAGAGTCGGTCTTGGTTGAAACGATGTGACGAGCACCACGAACGTCTCTGGTGTTTGCTGAAAATGCTTTGTAATTTGCAGATTCAGTGAACTTTTCACCAATTGACTTAACTCTGTTGTCAGATTCGGCAGCACCGTCGGCTGATGCCTGCTGAAGAGCAGCAAGTTCACGAGCGAACTTAACCTGTTCTTCGCCTAACTTCTTCATTTCTTCCTTAACGGCTGCGACGGATGCCTTACCATCTGCGTCGATTTCGTCGATCTTTGCCCCAACTGCATCGAGGGACTTCAAAATAGCATCTAATTCGGACATATTATTTCCCCAATATTAAGTTTAACTTCTGCTGAATTTCACTTAATTCAGCGTCCTTTGCCTTGATTCCGTCCTCTGAATCACTCATGGAGTTCTTCTTGGCCTTGATGACTGAGATTATGCTCTGAGCCATCTTCTTGCTGATACCTAAGTCCCTCAGGTAACGTTCGCAATCTCTAATGTCTTTCAGCTCTTCAAGGTCTTCAGGATCTGCCTTGACTCCCATGACTCTCGCTGACTTGTCTGCAGGAAAGTTCACGATGCTGATTTCCAATAATTCACTGATGTTCTTGATATGACATACGTCATTGTCATCGTATTCGTAGTCACGGTCCCTTAATCTGAAACCGATTGACATGCCGTTCAGCGACCCAAACTTCAAAGCAGAGTACACATCCTGTGCCTCTTTGAGTTCAAGGTTAAGACGGCCTTTCACTTTCAGTCCTTTGGAGTCAACTGAAAGTTCTTCCCATCTGCCGATTGGCACTCCCCAACGGTCGTGCTGATAGAACATGAGAGGTTTCTGCCCCTCGCTGATCACGTTGTCATAAGCGTTCGGTTCTATTGTATCACCGTAACTGTCAATTCCTCCAAAGACGGATGCATATCCCTCTATGACACCCTCTTCCTGTACCTGATACGAGCTTTTAGTGCAAATGTATCTCACTTTGGTTTCTCCTATTGTTTCTGAGGTTGAGTAGTTAAAGGTGTCTGCGATGTCTGTGTCGCATTCGCCTGTCCTAACTTGTCTAGTGGGTACAAATTGTTCTGTGCTGTCAGCTCGTCAGCACCATCTACCCACTTGTAACCGTCTTCACGACGAAGTTCATTTCTGGTTCTGAGACCGTTCTGTGCATACGATGTCTGCATGCTTATTCTGGTCTGATCCGACATTCTCTTAAGAACCGAAGTGCGGAACTTCACCGTCAGACTTTCATCTCTGACAACTTTCTGCTTAAGGATCTGTTCTAGTTCTATGCACATCGGCAGAATTGTAGTTTCGTAGAAGTAATTACTTAGGTCTACGAGTTCACTTGCCTCTCCTGTCAGAAGTCCGTAAGGAATTCCGAACCACCTTGCAAACTCTTTGACGATGAATTCTCTTGTCTCTAGCAGTTGAGTGTCTGCCGGTGACAGCGACAGCGGTTGAAACTTGAACCCCGACGGAAGTAACGGCACACCGATTGGTGCATTTCTCATTTCCGTGAACCTATCCAGAAAGTCTTTAGACTGATTCTTGTTCATGATTGGAGTTTCGGCAGATAGGATACCGTTCAGTTTGCCTTTGTTCTTAAACATGTCGATTGACGCATTCTGGGCACTGACCGCCTCGGTCAATGTTGTCCTGGCAAAGTCCACGGTGCTCAGACCTACAAGTCCGTTACCGATGCCTTTCCAATGCATAATCCTGTCTGCCGTGTACTTCTCAATGGTGTTCTGGTCGGAGTAGTATTCGTATGTAACCGTACTGCCGTTGAGAACCGTCTTCACCTGTTCAGGGTTAAGAGGGATAAGTGCTGCTATGTAGTCAGCACCTCTCGCTTTGTCTATCCTCACGAATGCATTTCCGTGAATGAGATAGTCCAAGGTTATCTTCTTGATGAAGTCCGCAGGTGTCATGTAGTTGTTTGGAGACCTGTTCAGAAGAAAGAACAGTTGACCGTCTTCAACGAGTTCGGTATTGCGGTCATCGTCTACTATCCGCAGGACATCACACGGCAGGCAACTCATTGCCTTGGTTATCTTATTCACGCATTCCCATATCGCAGGGATCTGCAGAATGTTATTCACCGTGGCCGGAGTCGTGTCCGGTACTATAGGTGCTAATGGTTTGGTGTGCTGTTCTCCCTGGTAGTTACCAAGTAAGCCTTTAAGCCAATTCCACATGTTGTCTCCTAATCGAATTTAAATTGGGACCAATCGACCTCGGACTGATCCGTTGCTGACAGATACTGATTTTCAACATCCATCTGTATTGCCTGATTCATAGCCATGATGAGAGCCACGATTCCGTCAATTTTGTTCTCCGGTTTCTCTTTGCGAGGATAGATGTTTTCCTTTGCATCGATGTGACAAACAACGTTGCAAGCCATCCAATGCATGACCGGATTCGAGTTGAAGTGAATTCTTCCCGAATAGATCAGTGCCTGGAGCAGTTTCATCGGCTCGCTAAAGTTCTTTAGGTTCTGAAAGAGTTCTACCATCGGCACTCCGTCTTTCAGCAGATCCTGTGCCATCTGCGTCGCCTGCATCGGGTCAAAACCTAGTGCTAACGTCTCAAATTTCTTCACGTCATCGGCTATAAACTGCTCGATTTCTTTCAGATCGATGATGGGGCCGTCCGTCGTATGAATGTAACCGTCCTCCACCCAACCGTAATACTGACTGTTGTTTGACGCTCTCACCGTCTCAGACGGCAGATAAAAGTCCTGAAACACATAGTAATGTATCGTTCCATCCTCATGCGGTCGCCAGAACAGCTTAATTACTGCTGCTATATCGATCTTGCTTGCTAAGTCTAGGCCGTATATGCAGTATTCACGCTCAAAGTCCTCAATTCTGAGTGTCGGATCAATGCATCGCTGAAACTTCTCCATCTGCAACCACTGACTGTCGGAATTCACCCAGACGTCGAGGTGTTTTGTCAGATAGTTCTTCTGAGCCGAAGTATTTACCTTTGCTGACGTTAAATCTGCTAGAACAACCTTTGGATTGACCGATATTCCCCAATTTGGGTTCGCTTTCTGCAAAGCCTCAATAGACTGCCAATCATCACCATCGTCTATCGTGTAAATGACACCGAATAACGTCTCATCAATGACCGAACCGTCGAGCACATGAGCAAGCGTTCTGCGTCTTTCCATGCAGATTCCGTCAAGAATGAACCCTGCAGTGGTTATGCAGAAAATTAGCGGTTGAGCTCGTTTTCCTGCGGATGTCACCACAACGTCATACACCGCTCTGGTTTTATGAGCGTGAAGTTCGTCGATGATTCCGCAGTGCGTATTCAGACCATCAAGCGTTCCTGCGTCAGCCGATTTCGCCTGGAACTTGCTGTTGGTTCCCACAACCACGATTGAGTGATTGAGACAGGTAACGTCGTACGCATCTCGCAGGTCTTTGTTTCCTCTAGCCATTGCAAGAGCATCGTCAAAAACAATTCGAGCCTGTTCTCTTGTGGTCGCAAACGAGTAAATGTCTGCACCGAGTTCTCCGTCTGCACATTCCATGTAGAGACCAATGCCGGAGCACAAGGTCGATTTACCGTTTCCTCGGCCTACTTCGACATATGCCTGATTGAATCGTCTGTTGTCATTGTCGTCTACCCAACCGAAGATCGTTGTCAGAATAAAGCACTGCCAATCCTCAAGATGAACAGGTTCTCCTGCCTTAGGTCCCTTGACGTGATTGAGACATTCAATGAACTTGCATATGCGGTTCGCTTTTTTCTTGTCAAAATGGTACGGAAAGTCTTTGCTTTTTTTGCGTTTAAGGTCTTTTTCCTGTCTCTTGCAAGCCAATACGAGAAAACGACACGCAAGAATTTTTCCTGTCAGTACGGCCTTGATGTATCGGTTTGCCTTACCAACATAATCCATTACAGTTCCTCAAATTTGTTTGTTTTTTCTTTTTTCTGCCCAAAAGAGATTACTTTCGAGCGACTAGCAGGTGTGAACCCGAGTTCATTCTGCAAGCCTTTCAGAATGTTGGCCGTCTTTGTTATGTGATGAAGTATGTCACTTACCTTGATGTTGCCGTCGCCATCCTTGGTAAAGGTTCCCTGTTCCTTAATGCATGCAGATAAGCGAACGAACTGATCGTAACAGACCACCCATTCAGTGAAGATACCGAAGTCTAAACTAGACAGCATTCCCGGAGGTGCTGCCTGCAGAGCAAATGTCCATATCTCTTTGGCTGATTCAGTCAGATATTCCGGCGGCATAACGCTCTTGAGGTCTACCGTCGGGACAGGTTCAGCCGTGTTTGTCCTGCATTTCTGCAGCGTCCCTTGCAACCTCTTGAGAGCTGTAGGTTTCCTTGGTCTTCCTGGCATCTTTTTTCATCATTTTTTCCATGGTCTGAAACCCCGATTTTGCACACGCATGAAATCGAC